TTCTATTCCAGTTCTTTCTTCAAACATTTCTGCATATGCAGATGCCTGAATATAATAGGACTCATTCCAATCATCATTGCGTTCTTTTGTAGAAGTTTTGAAATCAATGATAGAAGGAATTCCATTGTATTCACCGATACAATCAACTCGCCCTGCTACCCTATATTTATCAGAGTATAACCCACACTCTTGTGCATAGATGTTATCTACTTTTTCGATAAGCACTGGTTTGATTTGACCAAAGAGAACATAAGGAAGAAAGTTCTTCTTATGCGTTTCTTCATCAAAGTTGTTGTTTAGAAAATCCTCACACATATGGTGAACCTTAGTTCCTCTGTGTGCGGCTGTTCTTGCTACATAGTTTGCAACATCATCACCAACTCGTTTTCTCCATTCCATAAGACCTTCCATCTTACGTCTTTGTAAAACAGTAGTGATAGAGGGGTAAAGTTTCCCCTCTGGAGTTACATAGAATCTTTTGCGATTGACGTTTTTAGTAGAGAGTTCTGCAATCTCTACTGGTTTGTGTGTAAACATAATATATCCTCACGATTTAATTAATTCATAATAACACAACTCAACACACTTGTCAAGTCAATTACATAAGCTCGAAATGTGGCCCATCAATAAATGGGCGTCTGCCCTGACCTCTTCTAAGGTCAATATAACGATTCATGTGAAATTCTGCTGGGCCTTTATATAAACGAATATCACCTTCAGACCAAGCGGCGCCCCACTTGATTGCAACATCTTTTTCGATTGCAGCTTGTTTGAACGCATCACAAATGTTATCATATACATTAATTTCCCATACGACATCTGAACCATCATAAGCGACAACATCTACTGCATGAGAATATCCATCATCTTGTTTTAGATGTTTTGACTTCATAGTCTGTGAACGCCCAGAAGCCACAAGTTTCTCTTGTTCTGCTACGGTACGGACGCCATATGTGACTCCAAAGTCTACGTCAGTCAATTCGATAGCTCGTTCAACAACTGCTATCATATCTGGGTGTACACCCTTTAATTTGTTTTTACTTCTTGTAGAAAGTTTAAAACTCATTTTCCTTGTCCTCTATATTTCTTATAACTTCTTTTTTTACTTTTATTCATTGTAGAAGTTATTGGTTTTCTTCCTTGTGAAGTTCCTTTCTTCACTGGTTCGTGAACTGTAGTACTAAACATTTTTGCCATTATACTTCAACTCCCTTTTTTGTTTTACTGATTAGATAACTTCGTACCAAACCAGAACGAACAATATCACCGATATTAAATTCTACAGATGCAAATTCTTCCATTTCTGAAATGATTTCCATAAATTTAGGCATACCATCTTTTTCTGAATTTTTTACTAAATCTGATTGGAAAAAATCACCAGAGAAAATAATCTTACTGTCTTGACCTACACGAGTCATGATTGTATCCAACTCATGAAAGTTCAAGTTCTGACATTCATCAACTAGGATGATTGCATTGTCTAGTGTGATACCTCGCAGATATGATGTTGTTAAAAACATAACTGAACCTTGTGCTTTCAGTCTGTCATACAACATTGTAAATGCTTGGTCACTAGGTTGTTCAAACATAAACTGCACCA